CTTTCGAAAAACTTCTTTATTCTAGACTTGTCTATCTGACTTGATAGAGTAAATGTTTGAGTACCCAAATCAAATTTCAATCCTCCACCTCTGATAGGAAAATCTGGATTCGTTCTGTTTCCTTTATAAAAATCCAATATCGTTACTGGAGTGCCTTTATCTTCTATAGGAAATTGAATGAAGGGTTGTCCAGACCATCCTCCTCCTGGTTGATCTGCTCCGTACTTCAATGATTTTAAATTAGTTTTTAGATCTATAAGTGGCATCTATTATCGCTATTGTGTTGGGTTAACCGTATTTTTTGTGGACATCTGTTGATCTACGTTAGCTCCTTCGTTATATCCCGAATAAGACACTACGAAAAGCTCTCTATCTCTAATCTTGACTGTAACGTTAGGAGTGCTTATTCCCATAGCGGAAGAGTAATTTTTCTTGCCACCTGCGCCTCCTTCATTTCCAGAAGAAGATCCCGCGCCTCCAGCCTGCTCTTTCGCTGCTGAAAACGAAAGATCTCCTCCCATTGCACCTATTCTTTGCGCTACTCTAGCGGTTGTTTCTTGTATTATGTCTCCTCTGTCTAACCACTTTTGTTTATCGGTAAAAGGTAAGTGAGATATAAATCTAGCTACATCGGCTAGCAATTCTCCAGTAAACGCGATGAAGTTCGATATCGCATCTCTTATATATCCTATTATGCCTCTTATAGTTTCTGGATTGGATATCTTTTCTACAAATTTTTCTATTTTACCTATAATTCCGGTATTCTCTACAAAATCTGAGATTGATTGCTTTATCTTTTCTATAAATGCAGCAATCTTCTCTTGCGTACTAGCATTAACTAAATTTTGATATGCTTCTTCTCCTATTGCAGCGGAAAGCTCTTTTTGAGTTTTATATTTCTGAAGTCCTAACCTCAACTGTTCCCGTGCGTTGTCAGTATCTTTTGCACCGAGCTTAGATAACATCTCTTGTTTCTTCAACATATCGCCCATTTGATCCCTACTCATTCCCATAGCGCTTGCGAGAGACTCTTGTTGAATCCTATTCATATTCATGAAATCTGCAGTAGACCCAACTTGCTTATTGATTTCTGCAGCTGCTCCGGCAAGATCGTTGTTTAAAAACATCTCTCTTGCCTTCGTTAGATTTATGTCTTTTCCGGTCAATAGCTGAGCTTCGAATTCTTTTGATATACTGGATTCGAAGTCTAAGAAAGAATCGGCCATGGAATCTAGCTGCTTAAGCTCTAGACCCATAGCTTTTACAGTCAATAAAGATTTAGTAAGTTGAGCGGGATACTTAGCAAATTGTAATCCTAAAACTCCTCCCAAACTAGATGCTTCTTTCAGTATCTTTCTGTTTTCAAACTGAATTCCCGTGGCTTGCTTCAACCCTCTTACTTGCGCAAAAACTGATTTTACAATCGTCTCGTTAGATTTTCCATTTATTATAGAAGACTCTGTTATGGAAGCAATCGTGTCCGCTTCTACGCCAGCAATATCTTTTAATTTGATATTAGTTGCTAAATTTTTGGTAGAAATTTGATTGGTTATTCCCAATAAACCCACCAGATCTGTTTGAGCTTCTATGAGCTTTTGAGTATTTACGAAAAGATCTCCGTTGGCTACGTTGATGTTCGCGTATTGCATTTTTAATTGCCTAGCCTGTTCGGTAGACATGTTCATCGCTCTTGCGAACTTAACTGTTTTATCTTGTATTCCTATTAGGTAATCGAATACAGATTTTACACCTTTTACTACGCCTGCGATTGCTCCTCCAACAAGTGGAATCATGGTTAGAGGATCTGTCAAAGCTTCCATAACTCCTCCACCCGCGGCTTTGGCTAATCCTCCAAGCTTATCTCCAAAACTTAATTTTTTATTCTCTTCGTTTAGCTTTCTTGCTTTTACTACCATGTCTTCGTAGTACTCATTGCCCAACCCTAATTTTTTAGCGAAAGCTGCAAAAAGCGTACCTGTTAATCCCAGTTGCTTTTGTATCGCTTTCTCGTTTTTTAAAGTTTCTTGCCCCTCTTCAACTTCTTTTCCTGCCACTTTTACAGCAGCTTTTGCGTACTCTAAAGACTGTAATTCTATGTTTGCAGCTATTTTAGATTCGTTAGCGAGTATCTTTTTTTGAACTATCTGCTTTTGCGTATCGTTTCTTGCTTTGCTATATAGTCTAGCTAATTTTTCTTGCTCCTTCAGCATATCTTTTGATTCTTCTGATAGGGCTTTTTCTAGCCTAACTACTTTTTCTTTGGCTATGTATTCTTTTTCGTTTAGCTTAGTTAGTTCTCTCTGTACTTCTTTTACATTAACAGAGCTCTTATTCATAGAATCTAGTCTAGCAGCTATTTTTACATAGTGCTTATCCATAGAATCTAATTGTTTATTAGCCTCTTTTAGTAAATTGTTATAATCTCCTTCAGTTTCTATTAAAGATTTTAATCCCTTTTTTAGATCGTCGTAATTTAAAGGGTTTTGCTGATTTGGAGTATTTCCTGGTGGTGTAGCCATTTTTATCTATAAAGATAAATATTTAACCCTTGGATTTTACCTTACTTACAAAGTCGTAGTCTTTAGAAGCCTGCTTAACAAAATCTGGAATTTTGAATTTATTCATATCGGTTTTTTCGGTTACTTTTTGATTCTGTTGATCACGCATTTCTTGCACTTTATTCAAATATTCCTTAATTTTCTTTAAGTTAAACCTTCGATGAATTACCGGCATATTCCAGACTTCGGAATAAGTGAATCCACCTCCTCCGTGATAAGTAAGCTCAAAAACCTCTGTCATGAATGCGGGCTTATAGTCCGCTCCCGGGAAAAAAGAACTCCGCTCCCATCGGCATTTCTGTTTCTACTTCTGTTCCGTCTTTAAGAGTAAATTGTACAGTCATATCGATGTCTGGAGTCATCTGGGCAATGTATTTTCTCAATGCCATAGAATGTATCGCAAGCAAAGCGCCGCTGTCAATGAAGTCCCTGACTGTTTTGGTCGAGTATTCACCGTTCACTGAAGTGATTTGATGCTTCAACCTTGTGCTAAGCTGGCCTGCATCTTGTCCAATGGACTTTTTTACACCCTTAATCTCTTCGTCGATCTTTTTATCGTCTGCTACGGTCAAGATCTTAAAAGTCACGACGTTTTTTGAGTTGGGGATTGCGAACTCCAACTCATTGCTGTTGTTAAACTTACTAAAATCGACTTCCTTGTACTTTAAAGTTTGCAAATCGATCGTAACATCTTCTGTTTCGTTAGTATTGGGGTTCCTATACGTAAAAGTGTAGTCTTTACCGTAAGAAAGTACCCTAGCTGCGATCAAAAGAGCGTTTCTGTCTCCAAGAGTCAACTCTTCATAGTTAATAGGAGACTTGATTAGACTTTTTAGCATTTTTTCGATAGCTAGACCCTGTCTGAGAAGGTTAACGTTAGTTAAGATGTCCTCCTCTTTAGCAGTCATGTATTTCATTTCGATCTCTCCTACTGATAGAGGATTTTCTTTAGCGTAAACGAGTCCTTTTGAAGGAAGATCTACCATCTCGGTAGGAATTGTAAACTTTGATTCTGACATAAATTATTTCTTTATATATAAATATATAAAATCAGATTTTTTTGCACAAAAAAAAGACCGCAGTGTTGCGGTCTTCTTCTTATTTTTATTTTTATATCAGTAGTTAAGGATGCAATAATCCATTCCTATGGTTAGCGTGATCTCTGTAGGATCTATGCTTGACCAATCGTAAGCTCCAAAGTTTGTTTCGTTGATGAAAGCTCCTTTGATTATCCACTCAGAAACGATGTCTCCCACTGGACCGATGATAGAAAGATTGAGGTCTTTCTTATAAAAGTCAGAATAGCCATCGCGACCAGTAACTGATTCGTGATGAAGGCGCACCCATTCCATAACAGCCTGTTGGCCAGAAGGAGATATCGGATTGTAAAGAGAAAGAGTCATGTTTCTCCACTCAGCCTTTCCTTTTAGCTTGCGATACACATTGATGTGATCGAGCTTGATCTCTCCAAGAGTTACGCCTGGAGCGTCTGCCTTTTTGATCATGTAAGACGGAATACCGTCAATATACATTACGAACCTGTTGTTTACTGTAGGTTCAAAGGCCGTATACATTATTTCTGATGGATCCAGTACTGGCATCTCTATTAATTTTTTGTTCTTTTATAAATATTCAGAACTTATTTTTTCTTAGCGTCTGCCTTCTTTTTAGCTTCTGCTTCCTTTTTCTTTTTGTCTTCAGCCTCTTTCTTTTTCTTGGCTTCTGCTTCTTTTTTCTTCTCTTCGGCCTTCTTCTTAGAAGCGTCTTTAACTGCTTCCATCAAAGTTTCAAGGTCTAGAGTTTCTGCTACTTCTTCAACGGGCTTTTCAGATCCACCTTGTTTAGCGGCAACAAGTTTGTTACGAACGTCTTTAAACTTTGCTCCGATAGCTCCTCCAAAAACTGTAGCTAGTGCTCCCAAACCTGCAAGAAGACTTTGAAATTCTTTATCCGCCATCTCAAGTCCAACTTTAGCTATTTCGTAAGCGTTGCTAGGATCAGCCATTATATCTTGCATAATTTGGAATATGCCCGAACCTTCGTTCAGAACGTCTTCTTCTAAATCATTTTCAAGATCGTAATTACCTTCTTCCATTGAGTGTTTTTTATCAAGTTCTGCTTGAA